CCGCTAGAAACTCAAGAAAAAGAACAAGGTATTAGATGCCAAGAAAAAAGGTAAACAAGGCGACTGATCCGGAAGAACTTTTCGATCAGTTTAAAAAGACTAGCCAGTATTCAAGTGATATTGAAAGATGCCAAGATTTCCGGGAGCTATTCCTTGGTTCCGAATTAGGGAGACGGGTGTTTAATGAAATACTAGGTATGGGTTATATGGCACACGACACAACAAAGTATAATAAGTACGGGGTTGACCAAACGGCAACCTTAATAGCAACCGGAGAGCGGAAGTTAGCTTTATTAGTTCATAAGGTAACTATGGTTGAACCGCCAGCTTCTCCTCCCCCAGCACAAAAAACGAGGCGATAAATTATGGCAGAAGAACAAGCAGTTGACGAAGCAGTTGAAGAAGAAATGGAGACAGAGCAAATTGACGAAGATACGTCAGACGAAACGCAAGAGGACGCAGAAACCGTTGAATTCGACACATGGCGAGATTTAATTCAAGATAGTGATTTACAAAAACACGCTGAACGGTTTAATAGCGTAGATGATTTAGTACAAGCTAATTTAGAATCGAGAAAAAAATTATCTAAATCGGTAACTGTCCCCGGCAAAAACGCGTCTGATGAAGATCTTTCTTCGTACAGGGAAGCGCTAGGAGTACCGGTTGACGTAGACGGGTATGAGTTTCCTTTAGAGGACGGGGTCGAGCGAACCGAAGAAATGATGGACGCGGAAGACCACTGGGCAAATATTTTTTTAGATAATAATATTCCAAAGGAAACGGCGGATGTTCTAGTTCGGGAGTTTAAAACAGAGATTGGCAGAATTTTTGAACAAAAAGCCGCCAACGATGAAACTTATGCTAAACACGCGGAAGAAACATTAAGAAGGGAGTGGGAAGATGATTATGATAAAAACATTATATTCGCTTCCCGAGCTAGCGAAGCCCTGTTAGGTGATGACTATGAAGACGTTAGGCACTTAGAAACTACCGACGGAAAATATATGCTAGATCACCCCCTAATGGTTAAAATGTTTGCTAAACTAGGTCGAGAGATGGGTGAGGGTGCTTTAGGAAGTGTAGCAACAGAAGGTGAAAAAGATACTCTTATGGAACAGGCTAACTCCTACAGGGAAAAACGAGTGGACGCTTATGCAAAAGGCAACCATGCAGAAGCCCGAAAATGGGATGAAAAAGAACGGTTGATTCTTGATAAATTGCATGGTGGTGGGCCTATTGTTGGATCTGATACACGGACATCATAATGAGCCACGAAAAAAGCGCTACGTTTGAACAAAACGGAAAGATTATTGTAGTTAATACGGCAGGGTTTCGTTCCGGTAGAGCGGCAGTTAATGCCGCGCTATCAAAAAAGAATAGGAAACGAACCCGCGTACCGTCTTTTCCTGATACTGAAGACGGCGAAATAGCGGCGCAGAATTTTTCCCGAAAAAAATCGTCTAAAACGGACGATATTCGGCAAAGAAATTCGGAAGGGCGAAAAGAAAAGTTTAGTACAACCCCGCATCACCATACTCATCTTTCTAAAAAAGAAGAAAAAAGAGTTCGGGAAGAGTACCGAAAAAGAAAACGAAAAAGAAACACTAGAAGAACTAGATAAAAAATTGACAATATATACAAGTATTTGTATATTTTTTATAGGTGGCTTCCCTTACGGCCCCACCGTTTTGTAGTACAACATAACCGATGCCCCGTTAGAAAAAAGATACGGCCTCTGAAAAGACTTCCCGGACTCGGCTTTCACAACGGCTTCCATAGGAAATGTCATAGTTAGTATTATTATTATTATTATTTTATTACTTTTGGAGGCTTATAATGGCTACCTCAATAACTAATTCGTTTATCACGCAGTATGAGCGTGATGTCCATGACGTTTTTCAGAGAGAAGGCTCGGTTTTAAAACCATCCGTCCGCTTTAAATCTGATGTTGTGGGTTCAGTGGCAACATTCCAGAAAATCGGAACTGGTGTTGCTACTACTAAAGCAAGACACGGAACAATTACTCCGATGAACCAAACTCATACAGCAATCTCCACGACACTAGCTGATTTCTACGCCGGTGATTGGGTTGATAAACTGGATGAAGCAAAAATTAACATTGATGAGCGTATGGCTATCGCCCGAGGCGGTGCTAAAGCGCTTGGTCGCAAATGCGACGATCAAATTCTTACAACTCTTGATTCTACATCCCAGTCTACTGTTACTGTAACAGTGACTTCATCTGCCGCCGCTAGAAATGGTTTGCTTGGCATGGTCGAAGCACTCATCAGTAATGACGCATACGAACCGGGAAATATGTATGGTGTTATGTCCCCTAAAATGTGGGCTATTGCATCTACTATTCAAGAGTTCGCATCCTCTGACTATGTTGGGGCTGATGGTCAAGTCTACAATAACGGGGCCGCTGTTGGTAACTGGAAACGGTGGGCGCAAGTTATGTGGACTGTTCATTCCGGAAATCCGGGTGTAGGAACAGCTACATCTAAAATTTTCGTATATAATAAATCGGCTATTGGGTATGCGTCCGGTAAATCTCCCGGGAATCTTGCGGGAACCATGTCTGGTGAAACGTCTATTGGCGCAGATATCACATGGCACGGTGATCGGGCGGCTCACTTTGTGAACCACGCAATGTCCGGTAATGCTGTACTAATTGATGACGGTGGAGTTATCGAGGGAAACCTTGATGATACAGCCGCTATCCCAACTTCGTAACTTGATTGGGGGGCTTTGGCCCCTCAATTGTTTTTTGAACCTTAGATTAGGAGACAGACATGGCGTTTATAGCGGCAGATCTGACTAATATGGGTTCGTATAATGGCTTTAATCATTGGCGTTACGATACTTTGGAAGCATCTACGGCTGTAGATGCGGCTGGGTATTTTAATAACGACGATGACGACCAGATCTTTCAGGTTGGCGACTTAATTTATACCGTTGATTGGACAACTGCTGTCCGCACCGGTACAATAGCCGGGATGGGCTTGCATATAGTTAATGCTGTCTCCTCCGGCGCGGTCGATATATCTGATAATGTTCTGAACGCCACTTATGCGGATTCAGACTAAGTAGTTTAATGTGGAGTACGGGCTTCTCTTTTTTCCACTCCTCCTTGTTGGGGAAGCCCGTATATCCACTTTTTAAGGAGACTTTATGTTAAAGGCGAAATCTAATAAACTAAACAAACCCGAAGACGGGAATTTCGGAAAAGTGTGGAATTATATTTGTGAACACCACGAAATAAAAGAGTGTTTTAACCCGGGCTTTTTTGACCCGTTAGGCGGAAATTTAATGGCTGGCGACATTATCCGCATGATGGAAATTAAAAATAAAAGAGTGTTAGCGCTATACGAAGGTATTATTTTAGAAGTCCAAAATACAAAAACGGGTCATAACGTTGTCTTTCATCCGTTAAGCCCAAAAATAAATCGCTTCCCCGAACCAAAAACAACACCAGAAAAAGAAAAGACCCCTTTACCAGAATTTATCCTCGGTACTGGTGATGTAGCATGGAATTTACGGAAAAAAGCGTATATTGTTTCGGTTAATGGAAAACCCATTTGCGAAATTGAAAATAAAGAAGAAGCCCATGCAGTAGCTCGGGGGGATAAACCGTTACCTGTTTTGGCATAAAAGGAGTATCTCATGCCCAGTGAAACTGATATAGCTAATGTTGCATTACGACTTGTTGGGGGGACTCGAATTACTTCGTTGACCCAAGCGACACCAAACGCAAACGCTGTTAACGATATTTACGATGAAATTCGAGATGACATGCTCGAGTATCCGTGGAATTTTGCTACACAACGGGTAGAGTTAGCACAACTATCTGCAACCCCGGCTTTTGGGTTTGATTTTGCTTATGCTCTCCCCGCTAATTGGGCGTATACTATTTCCGTGCATGATAATGATGCTGGTCACGGAACGATAGATTACAGGGAAGAACAGTTGTCAAACCAAAAAGTTTTAGCGACTGACAGGACTACAGTTTTTTTAACCTACGTTAAAAAAGAAACCGACCCTAATTTAATGCCCGCGTCTTTTCGATTAGCGTTAGCCTCGGCACTTGCCCGAAATTTAGCTATACCTCTTGCAAATTCTAACGTGCTAGAAGACCAACTTTCAAAAAGGGCAACAAAAGATTTAGCTAAAGCAAAATCAATTGACGCCATAAATTCTTTCCCAGAACCTCGGCCTCGAGGCAGTTGGGCCAATTCTAGAAATGGATTTCGATAATGGCAAAAGTTCACCCCATTACCCCTTCTATGAATACGGGGGAGTTATCCCCTCGCCTCGCCTCTCGGGTTGATTTTAATAAATACCCTAGTGGTCTGGAAACAATGGAGAATCTTGTCCCGTTGTCTGAAGGCGGGGCTATGCGCCGAGCCGGGACTCGGTATATTGCTTCAACTAAAACTGGCGCAACAATAAAATCAAGACTTAAAAAATTTCAATTTTCCACTTCTCAAAGTTACATCATAGAAATGGGAGATTACTACATGAGGTTTTTTAAAGACCAAGGGCAGATATCAGTACCCAATATTACAGCATCTATAACTAATGGAACTTTTACATCAGGCATTACTAGCTGGTCGGACAACTCGGGCGCCGGGTCGTCTATTGCTTTTGACGCTACTACTAACAGATTAAATTTAGTTTCCAACGGAACTACTAACGCCCATGCGGAACAAACAGTAACAAATTCGTCCGCGCTTGAACACGTTTTGCAATTTCAAGTCATTGGTGCGCCGGGGGATTATGTATTATTTCGGGTTGGGACATCCAGTTCTGGTACACAACTTGTCAACGATTTTATCGCTGAAGTTGGATACCACAGTTACTCCTTTACAGCTACAGCGGCTAATTTTTTTGTGCAGTTTATAAACGAACTCGGAAAAACAGTTCAAATAGATAATGTTGCATTACTAGATAACGCACCCGTAGAATTAGTTACTCCTTACGCCGAAGCAGATTTATACCAGATAGAAGGGCCACAATCCGCAGATATTCTATATATGTTTCATGTTGATTACCCCACTTACAGATTAGAAAGACGGGGACACACTACATGGTCATTAATTGAAGTCCCGTGGCAAGACGGCCCTTGGCTTCCAAAAAATGCAACGACTACAACTTTAACTCCTTCCGCCGCTACAGGATTAGGGGTTACTATAACCGCTTCTTCTACTGCGGGGATTAATGATGGGCAGGGTTTTATAGCGACCGATATAGGGCGCGCAATAAGATTAACTGATGACTCGACTACTAATTGGGGGTGGGCAGTAATAACCGCTGTTGTTGGGACAACTAGTGTTATCGTGGATGTGGAGAGAACCTTTTCGGTCACTACCGC